TTTAAACCCCCGTAAGACGCGGTGCAGGGGGTTGTTGCTTTCAGCTCACTTAGCCTGAGTAATAGCCGAACACACGAACTACCACTTCAACATGGACGCCATGCGTTCTGAAGTATTGCCCGAAGGACCGAGAGCGCGCGAGCACAGAGCAGTGCTTGCAATGACTTTTTCACCAGAAGAATGGAATCTAGTGAATGCTCTACATCCCGGCTGGGAGATTTTCTCCCGGCCCCGGTCCAGGAACCTGGATCACCCAGTCTTGGCTGCAGCGAGTTTCATCGCGAGCCGAGTGTTGGTCGACGAAGCAGTCAAGCTTCTGGCACCTGGAGACCTCCTAGTCGAGGTGCGACCTCAGCCCCTTATGGGCGTGAGCCGCCAGCTCCGGGCGCACAGCCTGCTGCCAATCACCAACCCGCATGAGGCGGTCGCTGCGCTCACTCGAGCGCGCCTGCCCAACACTTGCACGCACAACCTTTCCGAGTGCGACTGTGTTGCCCAAACCCCCGGCCTACGTGGCCTGGTCATGCATGAAGTGATCCAAGAGTACACCCCGCTAGAGGTGCTGGAGTACTGCACCCGCAATAGGATATATTGCGGTGCCTACAGCATCTTACTTGCCGACGGCGATGCCGGCGAGTCTTGCAACGGAGAGGTCAGTTGGTCACGCTCAGGCGGACTCGAGACCATCCAACGCAGAGGCGGCACCACAAGTAGGAACCCTACACCCCACCAGTGGCGCTCCACTGGACATGTCACAAAAGGCGATCACACCTTGGCATGGACACCTGGGAGCAAGATCGGAGAACACCAACAGATCTTCCAGTTCTCCGTCGGCAATTACCACATGCATGACAACGACCCCAACTCCATGTCGTACATGCTGCCCAATGGCGAGGAAGCGACCATCACCACCTCCGGCAACGAGTGCACCTTGCACATGCCTGGACGAGCGCCAATCAGCGCGCCTAGTGAAGTCGTGGACAACCTCACCGCCAGGGCACTCAATGGTGAGCCCACCGCCACTTGGCGGAACCTCGTGGTCAACAAGGCCAGGGGATATGTAGGGAAGACAGTAGGCGGCAGCCGCATCACAACGACCATTGCGTTGAATGCCGCCCAAATAGGTATGGTACTTGCCACACACGAGGAGATTGTCTGCAGACAGCGACTGGAACAGTTCAGCGAGCTCTGGGACAAAAGCGAGGAGCACGCTGCTTTTAACCGAGCGCCTCCACGCCCCTCGAGCATCTGCACTCGGCTGGCCGAGGGCGTCAAGCGGCTCGTATGCCGCCGGAGCGCTCTCGTTGCTGGCCTTTTCGTGCCCAAGCCCGTCCAGGCCCAAGGGAGCCCAGAGACCCGCAACCCCGCTGCATTTTGGGTTTGCGTGTTCATACTCCTTGGCGCCATCGCATGCTGCGTAATGATACTGCGCTGCGAGGACGTGGAAGCCACACACCAAGTACCCAGCAACACCGACACCATCCAATGGTTGCAAAGCTACGGCACCCTGGACAACCACCCTGCCATGCGACGGGCGCAGCAGGAACGTTCGGGGTGGCCCAGCACCGTGTTCAAAACCGACTCGAACCTGGACACGAGCGACCTAGGGCCTGCACAGGCCCTGGTGGAGATAAGCGAGGACGACCAGAGCCTCCCACCGCGACCCTACGGATACCACGTGGTGGAGCCGCCGACCACGCTTCGCGACGACGAATGCGACGGCGTTGCGTGCATCGCGAATCTCAACAGCAATCACAACATCGCCCTCGCCATGCAAACGCGCGTGGCCAGCGCTGCCCGACCCATCCCCGACGAGCTCGTCGCCAGACACTTCCGCCGCTGGGTCAGCAGACACGTCAAAGACTACTTCAAACCCGGCACCAAGTGTTCCAGTTTCAGTAGCGAGGAACGAGACCAAGAATTCGAAGCCTGGGTCACGCGATACAACGTCAACAAGCGCACCAACCTCCGCAAGGCCAAAGAACTGATCGACGCGGGCGACCAACGCGGAATGCATATCAAGGAGATCTTCATCAAAAGCGAGCCCTCACACAACAAGTGCGACGATGAGCAGGGCAATGTGAGCAAACCCCGGGTGATTGTCAAGAACAGCGACAAATATCTCGCACTCGTGGGACCGCGCATCGCCACCATGCAACGGAGAATCGTCCGAGCTGCCCGCGCCAACATCAAGATTGGCTGCAAGAGGATGGAGAGTTACGCCGACGCGTTGAGCAAGTGGGTGCGTACCGCACAGGACACCGCCAACAAGCTCAATGACGACCGCAACCGCGAGTACGAACGCGCCTACGGCGCGCCGCCGCCACAGCACCGCTTGCAGGCGTGGCACGTGTATGTCATCGAGAACGACCTTACCAACTACGACTCGACCAACGACTACATGAAGTCGCGCATGTACGTGGACGTGTACCGTGATTACGGCATGGACGCCGAGACGCTCAAACACATGGACCCCACCATGAAAGTGAAGGATGCCCGCAACCGCGACGGCTCACGCTTCAAATGGGACGGCACCATGGGCAGCGGCGAGCCTGATACGTGGCTGCGCAACACCGTGGGCAACGTTCTACACTCTCATTACGGCGTGCACATCATCGCCGGCCACAGCGACATCCGCGCGGTAGGCGGGGCCTTC